AATTACCCACAGTAATCAGGACTCTCTGCCCTATAGTCGGTGAAGCAGGTAGCGTGATAGTTTTAGTGGCAGCACTAACATAAACATGCGTGTTAACAGTAGCTGTAATAGATGCCGCTGTAACCACTGATGTAATACCTACCGCAATAGGCACTGAAGCTATAGCCGCTGCGCCTACTGCATCGTCAATAATCTCGGCTGCACCAACAGAGTCATCAGCCATCTTAGCCAGGGTAACGCCATTATCTGCAAGGTTTAGAGTAACATTGCCCTCAGTACCACCACCTGACAAACCTGTACCAGCAATAACTCCGGTAATGTCACCCACAACATCAGTGTTGCGAATAAACTTTCTAACCTCAATCTGCGAGTTAGCAGGAGGCGCTTCAGAGAAAGTGAGCACTAAGCCAGATAGACTATAGGAGCTAACCTGCTGCATTAAGCCATCGATAGATACCTGCAATAAAGATGTGGTTATTGGTGCGTCTGTTAGTGTAAATGCTGTAGTAGTGCCATTACCTGTAAACGTATCCACAGTTAGGATGGTTACTTCTTGGGCATTTAAGTAATCAATTGCTTCAACAGCACCCGTAGAATCGAACGCTAAGAGCTTCTTAGCGCGACTAGCAGCTATTGGTAGCTCCATATTAACTGTGCCAGCATCGCTCTCAGGTCGCCTTACAGCGCGTTCTAGGTCTGTTGTACCCTGCTGTAGTGCTAACCACAGTGCATCAAAGTCACCGTTAACGTCTAGGGCTAGGAAATCACCGCTGTTCTGGTAGTTAGTTGTACGAGCTAAGTCCATATCTAAGTATATGGCTATCTTGTCACCAGTAGCTGCACCGCTGGTTAGCGTGACATTACCACCGTATGAGCCTACTCCACTCAGGGTGTAGTCATTGGAGCCGCCCAGCGTCAAGGCTGTACCGTTCTTCAGGACTTTTATATCGCCATCGGCTAACGCGGTAAACGTGTACGGGAATACCGTCTGCCCACTTGTGGCAACATAATCGTTCCTAGTTGTTGCTGCTGTTACTGTCATTTCTGCACCCCAATAATTGTGCTAATTATACTACATTGACCCTTCAAATTCTGCCTATTGCTGCCCACTAAGCATCCTAGCTTTGCGCGTTCTTTCTAGCCTGACTTGCGATGCTAGCTCTGGATACTCCTTTAGCATCTGCGCCTTTGCCGCATCCTTGTATGCTGTTGCCACCGATCTAATTAACAAAGCCTTGCCGCCCTCTGGGCCATCAGAGGCGCGCTTGTAACTATCTTTTGCAAATAAATCTTTGTAGGCGCTCTTGAGGTTTTTTCCTCCTGCCCCGCGCAAACCTTCACCTGCTGTCAAAAGAATTAGCTTGTCATACTGCTCTGGATTAAGTTCAATGCCATTAATGACGCGCAAAGGCATGCTAAGAGGCGCTTGCTGTCTTACAATTTCCTCAGACACCTTGTCTTCTTTAACAGTGCTAGTGTAGACGGGAGACATAATGTCCGGCCCAATCCCACCTTCAAGTACAATCACCTCACCAAACACGTTTCTTCTTGGTGGCAGGTCATCAGAAAAACCAGGTATGCGAGACTTAATGCCATCTAAGATGTCATAGGTAGCGCTCATAGCAGGGTCGTATTCCCTCTCTATAGCAGCAACCCCAGAGGGCACAAGAGAGCCTGCAAGCCTTTGCAGGTATCTATCAAGTTTGTAGTTGTTTGCTTCAGGGTCTGTGCTAGATGTAAACACAGCATCAAAGAGATCAAATACACCAGACAGATATGTTTTACTTGCCATATTCTGCACAACAGAAAGTACCGCCGCGCTTGCAAGCTCTGTTCCTTCTGCCTCGGATGTCTGTCCGATTATTTCAGACATATCAGCCGCTATGCCTATCATTGCTCCTACAGGGTCTAATCTGTTATAAGCGTAATAAGTATCGCCCACCTTGATTGAATATGGCTGCCAACCCGTAACGCGCTTCATGTTACGCATTTTACGGTTCGTTGGGCCAGCCCCAGTTATGCTGCCGCTTAATGCAAGATCAGCAGAAACGGCCATAATCATAGAGCCAGTTGCCAGCTTACCAAGAGCCATGTCCCTGCGTGCTCCACCAGCAGCAATGTCAGCCCTAACATTTTTACTTGCCAAAGCCAGAGGGGTTCTTTCAAAAGCATAGCTCATTATGTTTGCTGGCGTTCTTACAAAAGGCACGATAATTCTTAAATAGGGGCCAACATGCTCCATCCTTCTGCCTTTTTCGCCCATCTTACCCAGATCACCAATCAATCCTATCTTAGTGTCATCGAGCGCATTGGTAAAAGTTTGGTAACGAGAGGCATCAACAGCCGCCAGCTTAATGTTCTCTGGAGGATTGTTAACAATATCCACAACACGCTTTGCTGCATCATCTCCTGTCAGCCCCTCTTGGAATGCTTGCCTAAACGCTTGGGCATTCAACTCCATGCGATAACCTATCGACTTAAATAGTGCGTCACCAGCAGACAGCAGCCTTCCTGGCACTCTAACAGCCTCGCCTACATAATCGGCAAATTGCCCTACAGGGCCAGCAATGGACAGGTTCTCTTTTGAAATAGCCCTGTGCTGCGATACTTCTACCTTCTCTAGCACATCCATTGGTTCGCCTGTTTTAAGTACATGCGCGGCTAATCGAAACCCATCTCTTGCACCATCTATCATGCCTTTCAGTTGCGCTGATGCCTCTCCAGGGGGAATGTTGCCGCCAAGCATACTGGCCATTTTCCTTTCGCCAACTGCCAAACTAGCAGTCAATACGTTAGACAAAATGTTAACCATGTGTGTTGTTGGGCTGGACAGCAAACCATTAATCCAGACTTCATACAGCATGTCTTTGGTTTTGGCTTTGCTTGCATCCTTAACAAATCGACCAACTTTTGCAGGATCATCTAGCTCAGACATCATCCTAGCCATATCTTTAGTTACATCAGCGCCGCCAGAAGCCTCTAATGCTTCTTTAATTAATCGCTCTTGCTCTCTTGAGCTGGCCGCAATAATGTTAAACGACTGCAATGCTCTACCGGCTTCGGCTGTCATTCCGGCTACTTGCTGCTGTATAGCTTGGTGTTGTGACATAGCCCTGCGGAATAGCGCCAAGGATTCATCGCCGCCAGTCCGTGCCTCCTTAGCCAGTTTAATAAGGTTCTCACCAGAGGCTACTAGAATCTTCCTAGATGCTAGTATTTGTTCTGCATTAAATGCCTCTCCCTGCCTTCGAGCCATAAGTTCATCAACAGTCATCCCTAAGTCATCAGCTAGCTTTGGCAGGTCTACGTTTTCAATCTTCTCGCGACGAGCAGCATTGATGTTTTTAGCATCAGCCTCGCCTACAGCATCAATTAATTCTTTGATATCGTCTGTAGTGTCTAGCCGTGATAGGTTAATATTCTTGGCCGCTTCTTCTGTAGCGCCTGTTGCGCCAGTCTTAAACTCTGGCACCTTTAGTTCAACTGACTTCTCTGCGGCTGCTTCTTGGAAGGGTATAAACTCTTGTTCTTCCTCAACAGTCTTAGCTAACTGACCGTCAGCTTCAATAGTTTCAGCGACAGTCTTGCCTTCTGCCTCTGCCGCTGCCTTTGCTGCTCTGTGCGATTTAATTAACTTAACGCCTTTTAGCAGCCCGTCTACGGCACCACCTATAAACAAGCCTTCGACAGCGTTCTTAAACCTGCCCTCGGCCTCAGAGTCTGTAGGATCAGATGCTAAGTATTCTGTCAGCGGGTTTTGCAGGGCTGGCACTTGCTGAACCATATCTGACAGTCTTTCTTCGTGCGCGTCAAACACGGCAGCATCAGCAACAGCGCCTGCGGCTGCGGCTTGTGTAATCTTTCCCCCTACACCAAGCGCCTTTGCTCCCCTTAAAGAGGGTATAAAGCCAGTAAGAAACTGAGACACGGAACGCACACCTTGTCCCGTAACAGTTCTTGGTTGAGCTTCAATTTTAAGAGGCTCGTAGTCTTCGCCAGCAGTAGGCAATTGACCAAAGACAGACTCTAATACTTCAGCAGCTTCAGCAGTAGCATCCAGAAACCCAGCAACAGCTTGACGCGGAGCCTCTACCAAGCCTCCTGCAATGTCAGCAGCAACAGCTACAGCGCCCGCGCCAACATCTTTAGCGGTATCTACAAAGGATTTTTCATCTTTTGCCGCTTGCCTTTGCAAAAACAACTCGTAAGGAGTTGGGTCAGCATCCTGCCTAGCGTTTAGTATCTTGCCTGTAAGATCATCCATCTCAACAGGCCGTTCAATCTCAGGCTGTATCGGGTCAAGATCAATAGTATTTATATCGACAACACGATTATCATTGTTAGCCATTATTACTCGCCCTTCATCAACTCATTTAAGTAGTCTTTATATGCCCTGTAGTTTTCACTACCTTGTGCTTTTTCCCGTATTTGTTGCACACGCTGGTTATAAACAGAAGCGGACATGTTTGTTTCTCCCGCTTCTTTATCTAACCTGGCCATCTCGTCTTGCTCGTATGTTGCTGAAAAAGTTTTTATTTCCTCTGCAGCTCCCATTAAATCTTTAGCCACTTCTCTAGGGGCTTCCCCAGCCAATACACGCTCATCATACACAAAACGCAAGTTTGCTTGCTTGCGAACCTGATCTTCTATCAGCTGTCCCAATGCACCAGTTGTAACAATTGAACTCGATACAAATTCGCGCATTCGTTTGGCTTCGCTTGTCTGCAACACTGACTCACTAGATTTTGCGTCCCTAACAGACTTCAGCATTTGCCCAGCGGTTGCTGTCTCAATGTTGGTATTAGCATTAAGCATAATCATCTGTTCAGCCTTATCTGGGTCTGTCAGCATTATTTTTTGTATTTCATTTATTAGCGTAACGTCATCAAAACCCTGGCCTCTTGTGGTAAGAACATTTGATAGGGTAGTAAACTGACTAAAGTCTATACCACTGCTCTTAGCCGAAAAGGCTAAAGTATCAATGCCTACATCGCCATCAAATATTCCTACAAGCAAATTAGACGCATTTTGTTTTTGATCCACTTTTAGGTCTGCCGCTGCTTGCTTCTGACCAATTTCTGCTATGTTAAGTGTTTCTGTTAGGTCTGATTTCAATATGCTTACAAGCGCATCTTGCTGCTCAACAGTAAAGTCTTTTGCTGGGTTGTCATCAACCTTTTGTATCCATGCAGCCGCTGCAATCGCACCTTCAGTTTTGTATGTGTTTTTCAATACACTTCGAGCTAATTCACCTTGGTACGCAGCGGTCAACTCTTGCTTTTGCGTTATGACAGTTCCTTCTAGCTCTTGTCCATTAGCTACCCTTGTGTCCAGCATTACCATAATGTCTTGATACATGCCCTGTGCAGCATCAACATCTCCTTCATTCGCACTCCTTAACATATCGCCTTCTGCGCTCTCTATGTTTGCTATAGACAGTGCGTTAGCTTCTTCCGTGTTGCGAGCAACTTGCTGTTCGTATATCTTTGCAGATGTGTTGGCAGTGATTAAATCAACCCTGCGCCTAACCTGTGCCTCAAACTCTGGCTGTACGTTTGATAGAGTTGCTTTCGCCTGTTCACGGATAAGGCTGTCAAAAGCCATAACGTCAGTAGGATTCTCAATTGCTATTCGCGCAGCCTGTGCAGCAAAGTCTAGCTCCTTAGAGTCAACGTAAGCCTTCTCTAGAGTAGCGTTATAAGTGGAGGCACCCCAAGCCAATGGGTTTCTTTTCTTTAGCTCTGCACCTTCTTCCTTAGCTTTCTCTACATCCTGTAACGCTTCTTCAGGAGCCTCAGCCGTAGCTATCTTCTTACCTATTGCAGTACCAACAGATGCAGCAGTAGCGCCCAACCCTGCTAATGCCTGCATTCTTTGCACACCAGACTGATCTATGCCAGTAGCTGTAAAGCCGCCATATCTTTTAATGGGTTGTATAGCCATCTTTTACAGCCCGCCTTCTTTCGGTTTGCTAAGTTTATTCTTAATTGTCTTACCAGCCGCAATTAAATTTTCACCAGAACTGAGCAGCGTACTTACTCCCTGAGTGTACCCAGCCGCCTTAGCTGCTTGACCAGACCTAATAGTCTGCGCCCTTGCCAGCTTGCTACTTAAAGAAATCATACCTTCGCTTTGGCTTATAGATTTAGCTGACTCTAATGCAATACTAGCAGGCGTTCCTTCCATGCCTATCCCGCCAGCAGCCATAGCAGCCGCCTGTGCAGCTAACTGCCTGTTAAGCTCCTCTCGACGGGCTAACTCCTCTGACTCGGCCTGTATTTTTTCTTGCCTTGCCTGCTCTTTAGCAGCGTCTTCTGCGGCTTTACCCGCTTGAATAGAGCCATACACGCTTGTTGCTGTGCCAGCTATCACTGTTACAGCAGCAGCTACTACTACAAAAGCCATTACACTACCTCCGGCTCGACCAGAGCCTGTTCTATTTCATCTATATCAGTTAATTCAGTTGGGTGAAAGGTAATCCATGTACAGTCTGAGTGTGCATAAATAACTCTTTTTGTTCCAGGCAATGTCTCACCCAGAAATGGCCCGGTAATATCTTCTCTCTCATGTACGCTAACAACAGAGCATTCACCGTGCAATACACTGTAGAAGTGGCGAGTCTTATGCTTTGCCCCTACTACACACGTTTGAGCAGGCATAAACATCTCTCTAGCATACATACCATCTGAAAAATGATGGCGTACAGTGACATCAGCTTGAGGATATTCTTTAAGCCTATCCTGAAACTCATATATCTTGTCTTGTACTGCTAGGTTCACGATGACTCAACCTCGTACTCTATTGCTTGTAGATGGATAGGAGCAGGGTCTGGTACTGTAATCTCAGGTACTACGTCAATACCCCAGCCTTTACCACCATTGTTGTCTTGTATAATACCAGTTCTAACCTCAAACGGTGTACCTAATGGACTATCTGCTGTCTGGCCAAAGTTTCTGACAGCTACAGGGTTGCCGTCTATGTAGATACCAGCACTCTTGTACATGCGTAGGTTCATGCGGTTAATACGCTTTTCTCGCATAACATTGTTTGCACTAGCCTTTGAGCTAGTGTTCAGCGGCATAGGTACAATCTTAGGCACAAAGTTAAGCCCTATCTCTAGGTCTAAGTTGCCGCCTGATAGCTCTTCTGCTGTGAGGGTAATGGTGCCTGTACTAGATACAACGCGCTTATCTAGGTTGTTACCGTTACCAATAACACTAACTGTTGCGCCGTTAAGATGCTGATGCCCCAGGCTAACTGTTGTACTGCTCTGGTTTGTTAGCTTGATAGAGGAGTCAAGTAAGTAGTCAAAGCTCCAGCGATCTAGTGAGTATCTAAAGTTAACGCCTGATGTAATAAACCGACTAATAACATATAGCTCATTCTTTACTACAGAAGCAGATACTAAGAATCTTGATGCTTCAACACCATCAATAACGTAACCACTTTTAGCGTTTGTATACCGTGTAAAGCCGTTTATGTCTTGTGCGCGTACAGTATTAAGTACAGCGGCATTGCCGTCCTCATTGATGATAAACACCCAGTTAGAGTCTTCTGACGTTGTGCCAGACAATACTGCTACATCGAATGGGTTAGAAATTAATTGAGAAGACAACACGGATATATCATTACTTGTATAGGCATCCTCATTAAAGCTATACACAAACTGACGTAATGTCTGACCATTTTGGTCAACAAATAGTGTAGCACCATCTAAGGACTTGGCTTCTAGGTATCCAGAGCCGTGTTGTGTCTGCGATACAATGTCGATAGTAGATGGCGTACCACCTTTCACCAAGAACTCTGCACCAGTAGTAAACACTTGTAGCCCACGATCAGAGTTAATGTCTACTATTTCTGTTTGCGCCCTAGCGGTAAGGGTAACAAAGATACCTTCATCGTCATCACCTTCTTCAAAGAAGTAATCAAAGAAAGAACCTGACTTAGATGCAAACAAACTTTGTTGTTTAGATTTCGTGCCGCCTAGCCACAGTCTACCACCGTGGAATGTACCCATTTTTGGGTAGCCTCGTGTAGCACTCCATACATCTTCTTTTCTAGGGGAGCCATTCTGCACTTTAACAAACTCTAACGTATTGTCTTGGTTTCCCGCTGTTGGGAATCCACTAAATAACTCAAAGTCTTTAGTAGACTCGCCGCTAATAGTAATTCTGTATTGGCGTGTACCAATTCTTTCTACAAGAACACCTGTTTCGCCAAACACAGGCATTTCTTGCAGATTTTTCTGTATGTTAAATTTAGTGGAGGACTGCTGGTCAGCATTAGCATCGCCAGCAAATGTAATGTTTTTGCTTAGTACGCCTTCAATATCTATTTGAAATGTATCGCCTAGCTCCCAGTTGTGGCCGCTGCCATGTTGCAATTCTAGCGTCTGTATTTCATTTACAGGTGTAGGACTTAGTGCGTCATCATAGTCAAACTGCGGCACATTCAGGAACGGTATGTTGTCAATAGCAAACGAACTAGCTGTGTTGCCAGTGTTAATAATTCTTTTAGGTGGATGTTCCTCATGGAACAATAGCATGACGTTCTCTGTCTGTACGTCACGCACCCTAGCAATCTCGTTAAAGTCATAGGGTAGAGGCAGGTTAGCTATTAGGACAGTATCTGTAATGGTACTGTGCGGGATACGGTAGATAGCTAAGTTGCCAAAAGAAGGCGGGTTAGTTGGGCTTACAGTGCCTGATGATGGCGCTCCACCAGTAGCCACACACAGGTAGTGCCTGTCAGTCTCAATGCTGAAGTCAAATGTTTTAACGTCAGAGAAGCTCAGGTTGTCGTATATGACATTTAACCCAGTCAGTTCAACTTTCTGCGAACCTAGATCACCTGTATCACCTGTACGCACAAGACGCACATACGGTGTAGCCACAGTATCTGTAATCTTAGTTCTAAGCGATGTAGGTGTAGATGTTACTGTAATGCTTGCGCGATCAGTCCAGGCAGTACCGTTAGACGATGTTTGCACCTTAAATACAGACGTATCAGTGTTAACCAAAGTAAGCTGTATGTTCTGCACATCGATAAAGACAATGCCTGTAGTGGTGCTGCTTAAATCATATTGAGCAACAATATAATCAGCATTTGCGCCTGTGCCCAAAACACCAACATTAGTTGTAGTAGTACCTTTGGTAGCCTCACTAAAGTCGTTTAGGTTAGCTGGTGTGCCGCCTCTTGGCATGGTTGCCGTAAACTGGGTGCTAAGATATGCGCCCATAATGTTAATAGGCTTATCAATATGCTCTGTGCCTGGCCGTCTTTTAACACCACCCTGCGGTACAATGACTACGTTATCAGCAGTCTGTAGCCCAGCATAGTATTGGTTAAGGTCTGTGCGGCCCTTTAGTAGAGGCGATAGCTCACCGCTAGTAAAGCTGGCTTGCAGGAATTGTGACTCAGCCATTAGTACCTCACATTAATAAATGGTTGGCTTCTAAGCGGCTCCGTTGGGTATTGTTGTGAGTCAGTGTAACGTGCCATACGAGATGCGTTCTCGTACTTAGCAGCGTTAACCTGTGCTGATGCAGCACTGTCCCTGATAGAAGGCGCAAAGTCCATTGCTAGTGCGTACTCGATCATCTTAGCAAAGTAAACAGGCCATTCACCTTCAGCCACGTTTGCTATGTAATCAACGTACAAAGGCCCAGATGTATTGGCATACACCTTGTCGCCATAGATTCTGTATTGTATTGCAGGGTCTAGCTTAACTACGTTAATCAGGTCAGCAGGAAGCTGATAGATGTTTTTGTAGTCATTACCTACTGGAGTTTCTGTAGTAAGGGCTAACTGCGCTAATCGTCGAGCAAAGCCCCAGCGATACTTAGACATCTCAGCCTGCACGATGTTGTCGTACAAGTTGTTAGCTACGGTTTCTGCGCGTGTGTTACCACTTAATGATGTGACAGGCAGGTCGCCAATCAAAATCAAGGCGTTAGAAATTAACTTAATTTTCTCTGCCATACTAACCTCAGTAAGAAAGGGGGCCGTAGCCCCCATTCAGTTTTACGCGGTAATTGCTGTACCAGCGGCACAAACAACGGTAGTACCGTCATTTGATTCAACATAGGAAATACGTCCAGTAGGAGTGCTTCCAGTAGTACCGATAACCAGCAGAATGTCGCCAGCGCTCAGTTCCGCCGTTGCGTTAGCAAAGTAGTTAGTGTCAGCTACAACCGCTGAAGTAGCTTCAGTAGTTGTGTACTGCCAAGTAGAACCACCGTTGCCAGAACCGCCAATGCGGCATAGATCAGATCGAACAAAAGCCATGATAGTCTCTCCTTATGCAGTTTGAGTGTATTGAACTTTAACCAAACCACCTTCGTCGCGAACAACAGAGCCAGCCTTCAGCATGCCGTTACACAACCAAGAAGTACGCTCGGCTACCCAGTCGATCTCGGTCTTCATGTCGATACCGAGGGCAAGGCCCACAGCAGGACGCTGGAAGAAGTAAGAGTCAACTACGTTAGCAGCAACAGTCAGTCCACCTTCTACGCGAGACTCAAGAATTACAAACTTGAAGCCAGCCAGAGTGTCAACATCACCGTTTACGAGTGCTTTAATAGCTTGATAGTCAGAAGAAGTTGCCTTCTCGTCGTTCAACAGTCCACCTAGACCCAGTGCGTTTACAGCAGCAAACAGCTCAGAGTTAGGAACACCTTGGTCGCGTAGCTCAACCTGGGCTTTAATTACTTTAGCCATGTTCAGGTTAGAAGCGTTGCCACCTACGTTGGTGCCAATAGTTGATGTCAGAGGAGTAGAAGCATCCATAGCGTCGATAACAAGCTGGTCAGTACGACGACCAAGAGCACCAGCAATAGTGTTAGCCAGTTCCTGCTTCTCATCAAAGTTGACATCTTGAGCATCAAACATGTCAGTGTACTCTGGAGCATTCCAGTTGCTTAGAGTGGCAGTCTTAAACTCGTGCGCCACATCCATAGGAGTTACCAAGTCAGAAGTAGACTTCTGGTTAGCAAGACCTTTACCCATACGACGAAACTTGTAAGTGTCGCCAACTACATTGTTGCGCTGTGTTACAGCACCTTTCAGCAGGCCCATGCCCTGATAGGCATGTTTAACCATACTGTCAAACTCCGTGACCGCCACGGCTGATAGATTTTTACTCATAGTAGATTCCTCGAAAAAGAGTAAATTAAAAAGTTTTTCAAGGTTTTTGCTGAGTACCCAGTAAATTGGTCAGCATCCAACCTAATTTACTGGGCCTTAAAGAAAGGGTATCCAGTTTTTGAATTATACCCTGAATACCCCTACTGGATCAACCAACAGTGCGTTGGTGCGGCCTGTCGCCACCAAAGTCTTGCATCATCTTCTGTATTTTTGCTTCATGGCTTCTATCAACACTACGCAATAACCCACCATGCTCATCTTTCTTGAACATTTCAGCCTCAATGTCTGACCATGTAAGACCTGTAGGGCTTTCACCACCGTCAATAGGTAGCTTAGTAGGGGCTGTAGCTGACACTAGCATCTCAATTAACTGCACTGATTCTGCTGTAGTTACTAGATCACGGGCAACATCAAAGTCTTCAGCACTCATATTGTTCTTCATAAAGCCTTCAATCGTCTTTATGCGCTGCTGTGCGTTATCCCCTAACTTAGCTAACTCTTGCTCCTGCTCAACCTGCTCTACAGCTTCAGACTGTGCGGTTAACAGTTCCCATGCATCGTTAAATGCGTCCTGAGACATGTTGGTTCTAGTAGCAAACTCAGTCAGTTCTTCTAGCAAAGCATCACCAGACTCAATACCTTCAGGGCCAGCATAGCCGTCTTTAGGTGCGCCTGTAAATCCACCAAACTTCTTCTCTAGCTCTGTATACGCTTTAGCCTGTTCTGCAACAGACTTGTACTTGGTAGGGTTGTACCACTCAGGCATCTCGCCTGCACCCTTGATACCTTCTGATAGAAAGTATTCACCTTCACTTAACTCTGGCGATGACTGATCTAACAGGGTATCGCTTGTTGTTTCTTCTACTGCGGCCTGTTCTTCTGACATTAAATCTTCTCCCAGGGTAAATCAATAATCTTCCTCGACTTCCCTAATGGTTGGTGTTTAAGTTTTATCTCGCATAACTTGCGCTGTCCATTGAGCAAGGCGAGAGAGTTAACGTCGATCCATTCAACGCTTTTGCCATCCTTATTACAACGGAATGCACAAAACTTGCCTACATAATCATAGCCATCAAACTTATACTGTTTAGCTAAGTCATCTAGCCATTCCATCTTAAAGCCAATTTTATCTAGGTACTTCTTAGACTCATCACCTATAAGAACTTTTGGCGTTACCTTTACGGCACGTTTCTTAACTTCTTTAGTCATAGTATTTCTGCTTGGTTGATTTGATTAATTATGAATTTAACTACACCTGACTCACCGTTATGGTAAGCAGATTCGTAGTTTACATTAGGGGAGCCAAAGGAAGTGTCGTTATCGTAGATAAATCGTTTGTGTAGATCAGCAATGACTTGCTTACCTTCTTCAGAGTTGAAGCAACGATTGTATGCTTTAGCTAGTTCAGCAGCTTGTGACCGTTTTTTAGCCGTCTGCTTTTTTGCGGCCTCTGGGTTAACAGAAGCCTTCTCGATATCATCCCAACTCATTGTACTGGGGCTTGACTCGTAGCCATCCCAGCCTGTGCAGCTTGTGCGCCAGCTTGGATTATCTGTTGTTTCTCAGTTTCGCTTCGTATTAGTTCAGCAGGCATACCAGTTTTACCTCCAGCCCATGTACCAAAGTCTTCCAGCTTAAAGGCAATCTTGGCTTGGTCTGGGCCAGCAGTCTGCAATACAAATGCTACAGCCTGTTGCACTGACATCAGGTCTTCACCATCTTGCGCCTTAGCTAATGGAGACAAGAATTTAATATCTACGTCTTTATTATCTAACTGTATAGGAGTAATTAGCCCTCTACGAGTTAGAATAGCTGCTACACGCTTGATGATAGGGATTAATACTTCGGTCTGCAAGCGCCCAAACGCAGAACCAATACGTTTTGCTAGTTCTCTGGACTCTATAGCTACCTCAGTAGCACTGCGTACAGCACCATTAGGGTCTCTTAGATCGTTAAACAGGGCACGTTTGATAGCAGTCTGTAGCTCGTTAATCTCAAACTGCGCTAATGACAGGTTAGAGCCTGTGTCTAGTCGCTGAATACTAGGATTAGCAGAGTTGTTAGAACCTACAGGAATAACAATGCCTGGGCTTATACTAATATTGTAGGGGTTGGTTACACCGTCATCAGTTGCTGTGTACATACCCGCTAGATCGATAGCTGCTTTCTGTAGTACAAACTCTTTAGCTTTGTTTAGAGAGCGCACATCAGGCAATGCTTGTAGCGCAGGGCCACGACCACGAATCTCACCGGATACTTTAGAGTAACGGCCAGTTAACCAAGGGCTAGATGTACCGTAGTCTTCCATCCAGCTAATAGAATCTTCACTCTTTACCCAGACACAACCGTAATAGGTCTTAGACTTGGGCATAAATACAACACCTTCACTAATCTCTACGTCTTTGTCTGGTGAATTTTTG